GAGATTGATGTAGTCAGCGTAAGAGCAGGCGTAGCCCCACCACTGGATGTCCCAGCAAATCCATTGGCAGACGCAACAGAAACAGCGGTAACATACCCAAGTGTCGGGATATCACCCGCAACCAACGCCCTGAATGTAGGCAACGCCGCCGCGCCGGAAGTAGGGCCAGCCAACACATAGTTGGCTGTTTTGACAGCGTATGGATTTTGAGTGTCGCCGTAGGCTGTATCCAAGCTGATGTCGGGTGCAATACCACCGCTAGATACCACGGGCGAAGTGCCCGTCACCGCGGTCACAGTGCCGAGTGTTGGCGGGGGCGCGGTGTTTAATGCGTCGATCTGCTTTTGCATCTCGGCAACAGTAGATAGCAAACCAGCAGCAGCATCGGTCAGCCCAGCAGCTTCAATTTGTTTTTGCAACTCAACGCTTAAATCAGCAGGAATTGGCTGCGTGTCAACATTTTGCGCCAGTGCTTGCAAAGCGGCATCGTAACTAGCAATCAATGACTCAGGACTAGTTCCAATTCCTGGATCGTTAACAACAAATGTTGCGACGCTATTTAGCGACAAGAAAAATAAGTACCACGCCCGGTCAATCATCCCTGTGCGGGGATCAACCAGCGGCACCCTTGGTGGCGTAATGATGGGTACGTTTGGGTTAGGCATTGGTCGGGCTAATAATCAGTTCAGCGCCCATGATGGCGATCTTCACGGGGTCAGTGCCCGACACCTCGTACACCCGGTCGCGCAATTTAAGGGTCATGCCTAGACGACGCCAGAACACCCGGCGATAGTATTCACCGATCTTGCCCATTTTGGACCAATGTTCGTTGGACCATGTGTGCCCACCGTCATCAGACCAACGCAGCATGATCTCTGGATCGCTTCCTTGACCGAGGTTTAAGCCAGTGCCCGACTCCACATCAAGTTGGAGGCTGTGCTGCGCGGTGCGTTTGAGGTTGTTTGTGTTTGTAGGAAGCGCGCGCCAAGACCGCAGCCATTTTTGGACGCTGCCGTTGTCTGAGTAGTCTTCCAAATCAAATGAGTAAATTTTGCCGTTCTCAAAGTCGCCCACAACAATTTTGTTGTTAAACGCCATTTGGCAGTTGCTACGGTGACGAGTAAACGCGCCATTGACAAATCCGGCACGCTCATGCCAAGCCTGTGTGGCTGCATCGTATACCCAAGTGGTGTTGGCCGTGGGGAATATCAGCACGTAAAAGCTGTGACCGTCTTGCTGGTAGGTGTACCCAATGGCATCCGACAGATCAGTGTACTGCTGAATCTGCCACTCAACAGCATGGGTTGAAACGCGCTGGCCTGCGTAGCCGTTGGCCCGGTAAACAATACCCTGCCCACGGCGGTCGCGGCCAAGCCAAAACAAACTATTGTCCATCTTAGCGATTGAGTAGGGGGCAGCGCACCCCAACTCATTAAACGCGCCAGGGATGCGCTGGAGAGGGAAGTCCGTATCGCCCGTGTCAGACCAGACTTCAACTGAGTTGGTGCCAAAGGCCCAAACTTCACGGAAGTTGGAAATCACGGCCACTAATCCGTCAGGAGAGCCTTCGGTGCTGGCAAACTCTAGCGGATCAATGGATGTACCGTCCAAAATGGAAGTAACCCACATTTTTTGGCTGTTTGGTTCGTTAAAAACAAAGTAGCCGTCCAAATACGCCACAGTTACAGCGCCAGGAAAATCTGGGTCAGTGATCGGGCCAAATGCGTTGGTGGTGGCGTTGTAGATGTAACTTGGGCCATTGCAAGCAATAAACAATTGCGTACCGTTGTCGGCCATACTGACAGGGCCAGTGCCGCTGACGTTGCCGATTAGCGTGGCTGCGTAGGCGTTGTCAATCTTGTAAAGCTCAATACCCGACACCACAAAGCCTGTGCCATCGTTTGACGAGAACGCCCACAGCCCACGAATCGGGCCTGTGCCTATGGTGTTCAACAAGTTTAAGCCGGGCGCGCGGTTTAAAAACGCGGGTTCTTTACCAGCTTCCGGCACAATCTCGGGAAACAAATTGACCATCCTGGCGTCCGCAGCGTTGACGCTGCGAGCCACGTAGCTGGAGCCAAGGATTGGGGACTTCATCAGTAGTTTCCTGCATAAATGTTAAAACGCTGACGAGTTGCTATGAGAGAGTAAGGCATAGACATGATGTCATCAGGGTTGTTGATGCGTTTCAAGTTACGCTTGCTGGTCATGGCAATACGGGTTACTTGGGGGCTGGGTTCAACACCAAACTCAGGTGCGATCTCCATTGCCAAGTTGTAGACAAACGCACGCAGGTAGCCCGGTGGGAATGTCAGATTAGTTGTCAGGACGGCAGGGTTGCTCAGTTCTTGAACTGAGATGAAGTGCCACTCCAAGTCCCGTGTGGGCTTTGGGTACACCGTCATCGTAGCGTCAGGGTAGGTCATGTTGACAAAAATGACCTGTGGGTACGTTGAAGTTACAGTCTTAACTGCAATGCCATCGTACTGCTGCTGATTAATAAACTTGATGCCAAAAGACACATTTGTGCCGGGGTCACGGTAGTAAGTGGCATCGTCAAACAAGACTGGGCGGTTGCCAGAAAAGTTACCGCTTGGGCCAAGTGTGCGAGTAATCTCCCCCGCAGGCCATGTAAAGATTTGATCTTGGGTGCAAAATACAGACAAGCGTTCTGTATTCCACGAGTCGATCATTTGGTTTAACGCAGTCAGTCCATCTTGCGATGTCGCTGCGGATGGCGTTTCACCTTCGGCAAGCACGCCGAGCAGCCGAAGCGCCCGATTGATTTGATCGCCAGCGGTGGTTGCCATAATTAAATCCCTTCGGTTGCAGTCTCAGTTTCTACTTTGCGAACATATTTGCGCTTTGTTCCCAGTGCATTTACAGGGGCCGCATCTTCGGATTCCGAGGGCGTATCCAGAGTATACCGTGTCCAGCCATTTGATTCATCGTAAACGGCTTCAAGTTCCATAGTGGCAACTTTGCGTCCGTGGACGGGGTGAGAGAGATAAATGTTCATAGGAAAAAGGGGGTGATTAGCCCCCTTTTATTTAGGATGCTACCAATGGAACAGAATACCACTGGGTAGTGGAAGATGCCACCAACAACGAACTGGTAACGTTTGTAATGCTATACGCACCATTAGCCGCAACTGCATTGATTGCCCCACCAGTGGCGGGATAAATCTTCAGCGCACCTGCAGCGGTGTTTTTAACGATAATTACCATACCAGCTACTGCTGTGGGCAAAATCACGCCTTTAGTGCCATCTGCCGCCGAAACGACATTGATACCTTCGGCTAGTGCAGCAGCATCGCCTTGATTACTGCCAGCCGCCGCAACAGCGGCAACAGGAAGGCGAATAGGGCCAGTAAACGTGCCGCTAACTGTGGCAGTTGTCGAAGTAGAACCACTGATGGTAGCACCACTAATAGTAGAACCACTGATGGTAGCGCCAGTAATCGTAGTCCCAGCAACAAGTTCTGGATCAGAATACGCAACGCCAACGGGTTTTGAATTTGCCATGATTTAGTCCTTTAATGATGCCCCCACCGAAGTGGGGGCTTGGGATTAACCAGCAATACGGTAGAAAACGTATGTGGCATCAGCGGTCTTACGAACACGCCACATTGCGGATGTCACACCGTTTACAGCAGCAACACCGACCAAAGTGCAACCAGTGTTAGCAGTAACAGTAGCAGCATCACTTGCGTCTGTGTTAATAATCACAAAGTCAAACGAGCTGTTTACTTTCATGCTAGAGAAAGCAGCATCCAAATCAGCACCAGTAGGTACAGTCAAAGCAACGGCTGCGCCTGTGTAAGTAATGATACCGGTAGCCAATTCAGCAGCAGTCAAAGTAGCTGCCGCTGTTTTAGCTGTGGGTGCTGGTTGAGTGCCGAGAATAATCTCTGTTAGATTGCCGTCACCGAGTTGGTAACCGCCTGCGCCATTAGGGAGAGCCATGATATTTAATCCTTAAAAATGTTAATACGAGAAACGGGGCCGAAGCCCCATTTGTTTAGCCCCAGATACGGCAAGCCATCTGTGGACGGATGGTGCTGTAACCGTACAAAACGTCAATACGGCAAGGCATACGGTCATTGTTAATATCGTACTGGCGCACAACACGCAAGCTGATACCGTTATGAACCGCACGTGAAGCCATGTCAACGCCTTGAGGCAGCAACAAGTCAGCAGTGGCGAAGGTGATCGCATCTTTGTGGTAGACCAAGTTCTGTGCATAAGCAGTAGAAGCAGTACCAACAAAGGTCACAGTGCCGCCAGTTGCAGGCAAGACATCCATAGTAGCCAAAGCAGTATTTGCAGAGTACATAGGCGCAACGGTCACAGTCCAAGTACCAGACACAGCGGTGGCATCAGCCAAGGCTACGAATTGGAACAAAGAACCAGTGGTTTCACGGGTCTGTGGGTTAACAGCATTGCAAGCACTGATAGTGAACACGTCACCAGCTTTGATGGTGGTAGTCACAGAGGCTTGTTCCAACAAGATGGTAGAAGAACCTTCGGAAGTAACGCCGGGGGTCTTAACCAATGTGGAAGCAGTTGCGCTGCGTGAACCAGTAGTGTGTTGCTTGATAGACTGAGACATATTGACTTCATCAAAGCCCAATACGCCAGCGCCCATCATGCCGTTCTTGAATTGACGGCTAACGGTATCTGTTGGATTAAACAGACCCTTCATGCCTTCAACCAAGCCAGCGTTAGCAGCAGGGTTTACGGTTGCGTAACGTGGGGACATCACAGCAGCGTTTTCGTTCAATTTCTGTTGGGCTTGCAACAAGACCAAAGAAGTCGAAGGAGTAGTGCCGGGTGTTCCAACAGTGTTACCGATGGTTTTGTACGCATTAGCAACGTCAGCATCAATGGAAGATGCCAATTGGCTAATACGAGGCTTCAACACACGTTCCGCAAAGTCATCCAATTGCATGGTCAATTCAGCAGATGTGAAGTTGACACCGATATGCTTTTGGTTGTTTACAGACAATGTGGTGAACTGCTCGTTGTCGTCTTGCACTTGCAAGGCAGCACCGTCAGTGACCAAAGCACGGTCGGGTAAACGGATACGCAGGGTTGAACCGATCTTTGCACCTTCAACAGCGAAGCTGTCGTCGTACTGACGGTTTACATTGCGGGTCAAAACAAGGTTGTTCTCAAGAATTTCGAGAGCCTTGCGGGTGATCATGTCGATCGTTAGGATACTGTTTGACATATTAAAAGTCCTTAAAAAAGTTAGCGGTTAGCCTGTGACTGCCACTTTTTTGCCTGTCTTGCCCTGTCAGCCGCAATCCACTCTGAGGTTGTCATGCTCTTGATAGAGCGTGGGTCAGTAGTGTCAAGTGCTGGTGATCCAGAGGATCGGGCAGTAACTGGCGAAATGGGTGCTGGCGCAGACGTTGATCTTTTCACCGGAGGATCAGAAGCTAGTTTAGCTTCAATCTTTCCGATTTCCTTCGCCTGACCGAGTGGCGACATCTTGGAAATACGGTCTGCTTCTTTGGGGTTAGTCCCAAGCCAATAGGCTAAGTCGGGGCCAACATCCGAAGATTGGATCGTTTCTGCCATCACGTTTGTAATTGCCAGCTTGGGGTTATACGCAACTTGTTCAAAGTCCTCGTATTTGCTCCGCGCTTCTTCTTCACGCTCGTGATAACTTTCAAGAACCTGCGATTGCTGCTTGGCGGCTTCTCGTCTAGCGATCAATTCTTCAGCCTTTGAATAGGCCAATGCTTCCGCATAGGCTTCAGGGCTTTCAAACTGGTCAACGGTTGCCGTTGGTGCAGCTTTCATCACCTGCGTTTCCGCTTGGCGATTTGCTTGCTCTCGTTCCCATTTACGTTGCTCTCTTGCGAGGCGTTTACCAATTGCAGCATCAAGTTCCTCTTGCGAGAATGACTTGCTGACTACCTCTGGTGTCTCCGGCGTAACTTCTACAACTTCCGGTGAGGCCGTCTCACTTGGTGTTGGCACG